TTGTTTGGTTGAGATCCTTGTAATGCCATTTTGTGTCCTGTTTAGTATTAACTATTTATAAGACTTCTGTGGCGTTTGTGGATTATTGGCATCTAAGTTTCTCTCTACCACTTTGCGTATCTCTTTATCTGATAAATCAGGTCTGAGGGATTCGACCCACTCGTACATTTTCCAAAAATTACTTGTATATTCATTTGACATATAATTATATAGGCAACAAAAAGGGAGACCGAAGTCTCCCTAATCGTTTGGTTGATAAAGATAACTTACATTAAGTTAGTTACTTTAGCAAGTCTGTAGTAGATATTACCATCACCTGAACCAAGTCTTGCTGCGACACCATTAGCATCGTTAGTAGCAAATGGGTTAGATACCATTCCGTATCTTGTTTTGAACCCAATTTTTGGTTGGAAAGTATTTTCCCCTACTGCACGTACCATTTGTAGAGGTACATATGGGCAATAGAACAGACCAGCATCAAAGGCATTAGAACCTTTGTAACCGATAGTGTAATAGTTATTAGTTGTATCTGAGAAGTACGGATCGATGTACACTCTTATACGACCATTTAATACACCAGCGAATGTGTTACCTGTATCATCAACATTTAAGTTGTTGTTCAGTGCTGGAGCGTAATCCAATACACCTGCCATTTGTAGAGCAGAAGCAACATCTGAAGATGTTATCATGATGTTACCTTTTCCTCTACGAGTTGCTTTAGCAAGTTCGTTTGCATCACGTTCGATTTGGAACATTAAACCTTTGAACTTCTCAACAGACCAACGTCCATTTGAATCAGTATCAAGGTCAAAAGTACCAGTAGTTGTAACGTTTTTCTGAGCACCTGCAACAGCAGAATAGTTAATAGTTCTAACTACTTCTCTGTTGATTTCAGCAAGAATTTCAGCAGAAAGAATATTTGATAATTCTTGTTCTGCATCTAGACCATGCACTGCTTTAAGATCTTGTGCAAGTTCCATTGTGTATTCTGCTTTAAGAGCACGAGAAACTGCAGTTACTGCTACTTTCTCAATGCTAAATGCCATTTCATTAAAAGCATTTGTGCTTGTATCCCCTAGTTTTTCTGCATCAGCAGTAGACATACCTGTTTCTACTGTATAACCAGAACCAGAAGCACGATCGTTAGGATCTGTTCCTGTTTGTCCTGTACCAGCAGATGCGTTTGCTGCCTGTATAGATGCAGTGTTACCTGCAGCACTAGCAGAGAAAGAACCATCTGCTTCATTGAAGAGTGCTTCTGTTCCTGTTTGTGATGAATAACGTGAACGCATAGCAAAGATAAGTCCTGTTGGACCTGTCATTGGTTGTACGCCTGCAATATCGTAAGCGATTAAGTTAGGCATAGATCTACGAACTAGTGAAATTAACACTGGGTCGAATATATCTACACTTCCGTCTGATGCAGTAGATGACGATGCACCCATTGCATTACTTGGTGCTGCTTCACCTAATAGTGATACACCATGTGAACCACCTTGATGGGATGCTTGTTCCCTTGCAGCATTTTGTTGGTTTTCCAACAATTGAGCAGTTACAGAACGCTTATGAGAATCTTCGATTTTCGGAAGGTCTGCGTGCTCAATGACTGGTTGCCACTTTTTAATCAGAGCATCATGAGTTGCCATTTTTGTTGTCTCCTTTGGTTTCTCTTTTTACTTGTTTATATTTATAAATGTTTACTTCTTAACCGATCTTGTGATTGCATCCATGTATGCACTCATTTCTGGTGATGGTTTCTCCTCTTGTGAATCAGAAGATTCTAATTCAAGTGGTTCTTCATCAGTAGAAGCATCCTCTGTAATTTCTTCTTTAGGGAAGTAATTACTTTTCAGTGTTTCCAACTTCTTCATATAGTCTTCATCAGAATCAAACTCAACTCCTTCGGAGAGTGATTTCATCTTTTCGACTTGTGAGTCAGTCAGACCTTCACACACAATTCCCAAAGCAATTGTTTTCTTCGCAGAAACCAATTCCTTACGAACTGAAATGTTCTTTTCTACTTCTTCGTTTATAGAAGATTCAAGTTCGCTAACTTTAGTTGCGAGTTCGTCAACTAGGTCAGTTTTCTCTTCTGGAACGTCGATGTAGTTCTCTGTAAAGAGATCTTTGAGTCCTTTCATGAAGTTCTCAACAATCTCAGCACGAATACCCTGCTCAACAGCGAGTTCGTTATCTTTCATCCATTCTTCAACGACATACTCTAAGTAGTCATCAAGTTTGTTTGAAAGTCCTTCAACAATTTCTTCTTTTTCTGCTTCAAGTTCTGCTTCCATGTCAATAGAAACTGTTTCCAGAATCTCATTAACTTTAGAAACAACTGCTGCTTCAAAGATAGTAGTTGCTTTGGTTACAAATTCTTCAGAAAGATCTTCGCTACCGAAGATTGCTTTCATATCTTCAGAGACTTCTACATCATCAGATGTAATTTTTTTAATCTCTTTGATTGAGGTTTTTTCAGCGTCTTCTTCAGTTTCCTCTTTCACACCTGACATGCCTTTATATGTTGCCATAAGTTTGGACTTGTCCATACCTGCAAGCATATTTGACATTGCTGTGATAAGAGCAACCTTAGTTTTAGGCATAGATGAACCTTGTGCTGGTGCACTTGATTTATCACCTTGCTGTGCTTCACCTCCAGGTGCGGTTGCCTTTTTTGCTTCTGGATCAGGTACTTCAGCGTCTACACCAAATGATGCTTTTTTTGCTTCATCGATGCTTTCTTCAGTTTGATTTTCATCTACTGAAGTAATTTTCTGCTCTTCGTCCTGTTCCATCATTTCCTTTTCTTTATCGGACATGTTGGATATCTCCTTGTAAGTTTATCATTTACTTAGTATATTTATAATTTTCAAAGTTTCGTTATAAAATCTTTAAAAACTTTCAGTTTTTGTTCCTCAAGTTCGGAACGAGAGGCAGTCTTAATTTGCTTATCATAATCAGCAATAGTTGCTTCTCTTATAACACCATTTTCCCAAACCCACTCTTTTCCTTCCATAATGCCTTGTACAAAAGCATCTGGAGCAGAAGGATCTGCAACGATGTCTGCAGCAGTAGCAAGGTAGAAATCCTTTTGAACTTCAGCAACTCCTTGCCTGTTTTGCTTTAAAGATCCCATTCCACGAGAAGAAACACCAAGTGATGCACCCTCATTCATAAGACCTTTTACGATAGCACCCATAGGTGTTTCGGTCATAATTTTTGCTCGACCTATAAAGTTAGAACCATCTCTTTCTAATTTGGTAATCATATGAGAGACACGTTCTAAGTTAATAGTTGGTCCAGCAGGATGTCCGAGTTCGCCATAGGCACGATTCTTTTCTACATATTCTTTATTGTATCTTTTTACTTCTTTATCTAAAACTTCTGCAGGATATACACGACCATTTCTGTTCTTAATATTTCCTTGCATGAAAACACCTTCGATGAAATAGTTTTTAGCACCATTTTCATCTTTCACTTCAGTAATATATTCTACGTTTTCTGTAACTTCTGTTATAAGTTTCATGATTGGTTTCCTATTCTATTAAGTTTATATGCTACAGTATATCTATAACCTTTTCTAAATGTTGTTGCCCTATGTAGTATCCTACCATCGAACACAACAAATCTTCCTGGAACTGGAAAAACTGCAGTAATTGTTTTATTGTCTTCTAAAAACTGTGTCTCACCAAGATTATCTAAATCAAATTCCATGTTCGGATAATATAAAACTGTAATTACATCACCATCATTATGCCAGTATGGTTTCTCATCTGGACTAAATTTATTTACATAAACTCTACAAACTTTATTATCAAGAATTTCATCAAAAGTTCTTATGAATTTTAATAGTTTGTCATAGACTAAATCACCAGCAAACAAATCCATACTTGTACCTACTGATGGTGTATCAGATCTGTCATATTCTTTAACATTAATATTTCTTAGTTCCAAATTGTCATAAATTTTTTGTCTTTCTTTTTCAGATAAAAGGTCATCGTAAATTTTAAATATTTTTCGACTACCATCAGAATTTCCAGATATCTGAATTTGTTTCATTATGATTGTTTTCCTAATTTTAACATGATAGTTCCTGTACCACCAGTCTTAGTGAACACTACATTTGCTTGTTCATCGCCACCACTAGCAACCGAAAATCCAGATCCTTGATAATCATGATTACCAGATCCAGTTAAAACAGCAATTGTATTGCCACCACGACTTACTGTCCATGTATTTCCTGAACTTACTGACCAAAATATTTCACGAATTGATAAGTCTGTTAAAGTACCATCACCATCTGTATTGGCAGGAAATGTACCACCATTAAGGTTTATATATCCTGAAACATCTGATACCAAATGTAATTCAGAACGATTATTTCTTGTAATTCTTTGTGCCATTAACGTTTACCTCCAAAAGCAACGTCCATAAGTTTCATTAAACCTTCAGGCGATTTTTCTAACATGTCTTCTGCTTTCTTTTGATTAGCAGGTTTTAATTTTTTCATCATACTAACAATCGCATTTGCAGTTGTCATATCAACTTTTACGTTTTTACCATTACCGAATTTAACATTCGATGCCTGTTTTTTCTTGACAATATTTTCTAATGCCTGTAAAACTTTTCCTTCATCTAAAGAAACTTCTTCTTTTACTTGACTGTCAACTTTTTTTTTACTTGCGTGTAAATGTTTTTCAGATTTTACAACTTTCATTTCAGCAACAGGAACTTTTGTTTCTAGTCCATGTTTAAACATAACGTCATACCATTCGATGTTTCCTTCTGAATCTGGTTCTGCATGCTCTTCAGCGATACAATTTCCTTCACCCCATTTTTCATGTACAACATTTTTTGCACATAAATGTTGACGATTAGCAGGATTGTCTTCTTTATCTTCAAGACCTTCTTCTAATTCTTTTTCTTCTTTCATTGGAGTACCATTGAAAACATGGTCTTGTCCAGGATATGGAGTGTAATCTACTTTTTCTACTTTATGCATGTTAGCAAACTCTTGTTCACCTTTTGAACGAGGTTGCAGTTCTTTTACTTCTTTATCATCGTCTTTTGGTGCAACGAAATCGGCAGCAGGTTGCCCACTTTCGATGACAAAGTTTTTAAAATTTTTAATCTTCTTTGACATTGGTCTCCCCATCAGGTTCATTAACTGATTCTTCTGATTCACTATCATTATTCATGTCATGCATAAACTTAGAAGAGACTTCCATCTTTTTAAGTTCCACTGCATCTCTAACTTTGTTCATAAGCAGATCTTTAACTTGGTCGTTAAAATCTTTTACATCACCATTAATAGCACTAGTTACTGCTGATTGTGATGTTACTATTGTTTCTTCACTCATAATTAATCTCCTTGTTGTCAGTATTTATAAAGAATTAGAACTAGACTTCCTCATCTTCTTCATTTCCTTCACCCTCGTCAGCAATTTGATTGTCAATTTCTTCGATATCATCCTCAGACTGCATAAGAACGTTCTTACGAACCCATGCTTCAGAGTAATATTTACCAACAAATTCATCTAAATCTCTAAGAGTGTTAATTCTTTCACGCATAACTTCAGCGTTTTTCATTTCAGCGAAATGGTTGTCTGATAGGTAATCATAGTAAATTTTATTTTTAATTTGAGACCATTCAGTCTTCGTAATAATACCTTTTAACAACAATTGTCTTTCTAATAATATATGTAAAAATTCAGAAAAACGAAAACGTAATCTTGTTATAAATTTAGAAAACTTAATTTCATCACGAGTTATTTCAGAAGTACGTCCAATGTTAAATTGATTTTCTGTTTCTAATCTTGACACTGGAACATTTAAAGACTCATATAGTTTTCTTCTAAAATATAATACATCTTCAATCTCTCCTAGATTTTGACCTCCAGGAAGTGTAGAAATTTCTGTTGCTTTACCATCGCCACGTCTTGGCAACCAGTAATCTTCAAGCATTGTTAAGAATTTTCTATCATCTCTTATTTCACCAGTGTTTGCATCATACACAAGTTTATTCTTGTGCTTAATCATCATATCACGCAAATACTGTTCTGCTTTTGCTTTTGGTAAGTTACCAACATCAATATAGAAAATACGTCTTTCAGGTGCACGTGCTAAACGATAGATAACTGTAGCATCTTCGAGCATACGCAACTGATTCAAAGGTTTGATTGCTTTATGTAAATACGATAGCACCATTGAATTATCAGTATTTAATAATCCAGAATGTGTATATGCAATTGAATCTGGTGCAACCTTTATTCCTTGATTACCAACTGACACAACTTTTGCTGAGTAAATATAATATTCATCATATTTCTTATCAACAATTTTGTTTTCTGATGTTGCAGTAGCATTAGTTCTTTTCTTAACACGAACTTTTTTAATTCTTCGTGGGTCGATATATCTTAATTCTTGTATTCCTTTACGTGGACTTTTTTCATCAATCATTATATGATAATAAAGTCTACCATCAACATACCAATTTTTAAATATGTCATATGCTTTATTATTGAAATTTAATAGATTAAGAATTTCATCAAATTCACCACGAATCTTATCTTTGATTGAATCTTCCATTCCTTCAAGATTATCTAAAACTACAGAGACTGGAGAGTCTTGTTCTTCTCCTGAAATTGCTTCATTGATTACATCATCAACTGCTTTTTCACATTCAGGTTGTTGAGACATCTCACGATATCTTGAAATTAATTGTGCTTCTGATTTTGCAGTACCATCGACATCTACTGTCGTGCCGAATACACCACCTTCAGTGACTGCAAGTGCACCATCGTCATTTGGTGGGGGTGCGAATGATTTTACGTTAGGTTTCTTTTCTTCTTCTTTCCTTCCGATTTGAAACCCAAAAAGTTCGATTGCCATATCTGATTTTCCTCAATAATATAATTTTAATTGGACAGCACTATTTATAAGTGCTGTCCATATCGTTCACTCTATAACTTTTGTGGATTAAACACCACCAGCGTTTCCAGTGACACCACCAGAAACTTGCCAATAATCATAGGCAAAAGTTATTTGAAATTCCTCGATAGCATCACCATTCTCCCAACCCAAATCAATTGCTGCAACTGTTGTTGGGAAGATGCCTACAAAGTCATACACACGAAGAATATCTCCAGTTTTTGAATACTGAGTTACTTGTGCGTTTGCTTTATAAAGCGAAGGTGCAGTTCCACCTGCGTTGTTGATGTTTCCTTGGAAGGAATTGATTGCGTTCGACCATTGCTCCATTGCATTTCTTATTGCAAAGTCCTCATCATTGATGATTGTTGGAGACCACTCAGCGAAAGTACGAGTTCCTGCAAGTTTGATATTTCTACCAAAGTAAGGAACGTCGACTGCAGATACTGTAGATTCTGGAATCTGTGCTGATTTGCACAGAAACGGAACTTGGGCATCTGCAACGCCATTAATCGGATTTGTGATCTGGACTTGGAAAAGTGAAGGTCTTGCTCCACCTGCTTTTAGAGCACCAGCGAATTCATTTACGTTAAATGCCATGTTTTCGTTCTCCTAGTATCATTTATACCTCTATTTATCCAGCACGTCCAACAATTTCTGAGAATTCTACCCCAGTCCTTACTGCGACAAAGTTTAGTTGGATAAAGTTGATTGAACGAGCAGGTTTAATGTAAATATCACCGACAAATTCATTTCTGTCAATCACAGCACCACTATTATTAGTACTGTCACAGACAACAGTGAAGTCTGTAATACCTCTTCGCCCTTGTACGTCCCTTAAAAATGGTTCAACCAAATTCTTAAATTGAGATCTGGTAAACTCATCATTAAACTCAAACAATGTGAAGTTTGCTGCAGTAGAGATTGCTTTCTCTAATACAATGAACAATCTTCTTACATTGATTCTATCAAAAGCACTTGGTTGTGCAAGCATTGTCTTGTCTCCGAACAGTACAGTTCCTTGTCCAGGAAATGTTACAACAGGGTTAACACCCTTTTTGTATAGTTCATCACGTTGACCTTTTGATGGATTAAATGCGAGTTTAACAACATTCTTAACTGAACCACGATTGAATCCTGCAGGTGAGTACCAAGGATCTCTTGCAAGATCTGTTTGTACCATAAGTCCTGCTGTGTCTGCATTCAGTGGAACATAACGATATAAGTCGTTATATTTGTCATACTGATACTTCCAACCAGAATCCATAACTGCGTATGAAGATGATGGTAGTCCATCACGATATGAAATAATATCGTCAACTTCTTTTCCATCATATCCACTGTTGTTAACAACATCAGCACGTTCTGGTGAAATGCAAACAACACAATCTTTTCTTGATTCAGCGATGCTTGTAATTAAATGAGTTGCTAATGTAGAATCAGCGTCTGAACCTAAGAGTAATGATATATCCACATCTTCAGAAGATTTGAATTTATCTGCCCCTGAGATTTTTTGTGCAGAGGATGGTGTAGCACCATCTTTACCATCTGTCATTGACGCTGTTACAGGCAAATCATTTCCTGGATAATTTGTACCTAAATCAGCACGAACACCACCTTGTGATAGGTTAGAGTTATGTCTACCCCACCAAACCCAAGAGGATTGCTGATTAATTACATCTTTATAGTAGTTAGTTGCACCTTGTGGTGTTTTAGCATCACTTGCAACTGAAACATTTTCGTATGCTTCAAGTACTGAACCAGATGCACCACTAATTGCACCATCTTCGTCAACAACTGCAACATGAATTGCATCACCTTGTGCATTAACAGTGTTTGCATATGTTGTTGTGGTTGGTGCTTGGTCAAAGTTACCAAAATATTCCCAACGTCTTGTTAAGTCAGGTGTATATGTGTTAACTGTGTTACCTGTGTAATCTGATGTTAAAGTAATTGTATTACCTGATAGCGATGCGATTTTCTTAGACTCTTTATCTGGTCCAAGAAGAACAAGATCGCCAACTACGAATTGTGTTTCTGTATTAGAACTCCCTTGTCCATCACCAATCAACCCTACAGTTTTACTGTTACGTGAAACTGAATATGATGTTGCTACTGTGGACTCCCATGCATTTGCATTATGACACACAGAAACTTTTAGTGAGTTTCCGAGTTCTCCTGGATATTTTGCAACCCAGTCTCC